CCGCGAGCCATGCCCAGAGTGTCGGTAAGCACATTCCTGAAGCTCTGCGCGTAGGCTTCTTCCTCCGCAGCGGCTTCATCAGCCCTTCTCTGCATGTCCTCTTGGGCCTCTATTTGCGCCCTCAAGCCAAGACCTGTGCCTGTAGTCAGGAGATTTGCTGGTTGCAGAGCAGCTTGACCCATAGCTCTCAAGCCCTCTGGCTCTGTAAACGCAGCAAGCCTGTCTCCAAAAGAAATTCCTTGACGCGCAGAGTCTAAGGCAGAAGTTGCAGTGCCTACTTGCTGACTCGCATCGAGGAGAGACTGAGCAGATTGAGAGATTGGGGTAACAGTTTCTCCGCCAACAACACCCTCAAACGGATCGTAACTTATCGGAACAGATGTTTTTGTTCCTAGAGCATCTCCGAGAGTTGCTGCGTTAACCATAGAGTTTGGCTGCTGGAGTATTTTACTTGCGTCTAACAAGTCTGGAGTAACATCGGCTCTCTGCAAAGCAGTCTGCAATCCCTTTTGGGCGCTAGTCAGACTTGCCATCTCTGTTCCAGCATTTACTGCATCAGCGCCAGCACTAAATATTTTGCCCAAGCCAAAGCCAGTAATGCCGCTGACCAAGCCTTTTTCCAGACTGCCCGACTCAGCAAACGTACCCAAACCTGAGCCTATGGCTCCAGCAAGCCCTGCTCCGACCTTGCCAGCAAGCAGCTTTGTGCCGATTGCTTTGCCAAGCAGAGGAGCCAAAAACGGCAAAAAGGCTTCTGGCTGACCTGTCACAGGGTTCTTTGTGAGCTGACCAGTGGGCGACATGGCCGCAAGCCCCTGCACCTCATACGGGTTCATGTGGACAAGCTCTGTGTCTCCATATCTGCCGTGGCTGGCTAGCTTCTGACCCTGTCGGGCTAGGGGTGGTTTGGGGGCAATATTCATATTATGTGGTCTCTACGCCAAATATGTTAAAGCTCATGTCACTCGTACTAGAGTATACTTTAACTACGTCTGCCTGATTAAGTGTTATTCCGATAACAACAGTAAGTGTGTTGTTAGCTGTAATCTCTTTGTCGAAAAATATAAATTGCTTGTTATCTGCCCCAGCACCAGCAACGTGTATGCTGACCCTGAAAGTCTGGTTTCCAGAGTTACGGTTGCAGATAACCAGAGAGCTGACCGTGGTCTGCGCTAGGTTGGGGACTGTGTACAGGACTGTGGTGGTGGTCGCGCTTGGCGCTACCTGACCCAGTACCTTGATTGCATCAGCCATTACCCGCAGCCCCCATTAGAAGGAACTGGTAGCGTTTTAGAGCAAGGGACTCTTCCTTATCGGTTTTGGTAGTAATCGTCCTGAAATCGTCGCTGACATCGTTAAAAGACCGCTCTATGGCCCTTCTCATCGTAAGCTCGTTCTGGAAGTCATACTCAGGATTTGCCGTGGGCAACACCACTAGGTTAATTTTCTGAGCCATTACCTTCTCCCGTCAGGTCTTACGTCAAATCTTAAAGTACCCAGAGTCCAACCATAGCCTGTGCCTGTGCCTTGAATGCGGATCACAGACTCGCGGGTTCTGGCCCTGACAAAAGATTGTCCGGTATTTTCGGTGACGTTTGCTGTAGCCAGCGTGGTCGTGTCGTTTAGCGGAAAATCCTTGCCCTTGAGCGTTATATCCACAGAAGCACTGGCTGTAGTGCCTCTGAACTCAAAGTCTGGGATCATGCGGTTGATAAACATGAACTGCTCGCCGTCCCCCATTTCTACGCCACCAGATTCTATATAAGCGTTCATGGCAGACCCATCTGCGTCAAAGCCGTTTTCGTGGTTGTACAGATACTGATTATCTGTGTAATTGAACGCTGAGCTGGCGATAGGGAAATTTCTGGTATTTGCGGGTATGAACGCACCTCTGGTCAGAGTCCCGATTGCCCATGAATCCTCCATATAATTGTAGGATACATAGTTGGTGGCCTCTGTGTTGCCAGTCCCCACAGGGTAGTACCAGTACACCTCTGAGAAATCCACGCTAGTTGTAGCAAAGACTTTGTATTCTTCTGCCGTGTTTAGGTTACTGAATACATAATCCAGCACGGTACAGGTCAGCCGCTGGATAGAGCCGTTGTAGAAATAGAATCCACCGCGATCCATGAAAAACACCATGTCACCAGCGTTTGTGGCGGCATTTGGTGAAATCATCGACAGACCCTCGTTTACCACCTCAAACTGAAAGGTAAACGGACTGCCTGAAAAGCGCATTGTGTGGATACTGCTGTCGGTGAATATTAATATTTCTTGCCGTGTTTTGATCGCACCCACAATGAACGATCCGGCTGTTAACGTAACACCGCCAGCAGTATTCGTTGAGGTTGGTGTCCAGTCGAACGGGTTCTCCTGATCACTGAACCTTACTAGTAACGGGTCAAGAGTAGTGCTGCCTAAGGGGTTGCAGCCAAAACATATCGTGTGCCGGTCAGTTTCTGAGACCATCGTTTGGAGAGACAGTACAGGCGCACCCACTGCTCCTGCCTTGTCAGACAGAGCAACTCCACGAGTTCCTGTGCCGTTCGTCTCGTCCCAGTAATATATGCCGCCACCCCTGACATTGAATATCAGGTCATCACCAAATGTGTCTTGTGAATACAGTCTTAGCTGATTACCCGCCGTGATTGCAGTAGAACCGCCCCAACCGCCAGCGCCCCATGTACCCGCACCAAACCCAGAGGACGCAACATAGGTGTTGAGTCCAGTATTTATTTGATATGCACCAACGACAGAACTACCGCCATTACCTGTGTCTGACGAGTTAGCAGTAACTGCGTTGCCAGATGTATCCTTCGCCGAGACAGTGTACGAATTGTTGTCTACGATACTGGCGATTTCGTACTCTTGGTTGAGAACAGCCGCAGTGATATTGCCCCCAAGAGACACAGCACCACTGAAAGTAACAAAGTCACCATCCACAGCGCCATGATTAGTATCTGAAACGGTAATAGTAGAGGAACCGTTGCTCGCTGCAAAAGTAACGTCACCTGCTGCCGTGGTCTCTCGAATAGGGGTAACGTCATAGTAGGCATCTCCCTGATTGATATAGAACTTCAGGTTTGTACCGATACCCAGATACTGCGTGGACGCCGCAGCAACCCAATCGTGGAGCGACCTACAGATTCCCAGAAAGGTGTTGTTAGAATACTTCTGCCATCCGCCTATCTGCTCGGCTCTGCCCTTTCTGAATCTAATCTTATCGGCATCGTACCATCCGGTTCCCGCAGTAAACTGCGTACCTTCTCGGTTTATTCCGGGCTTAAACTCGTATTTGACTAGCATTGCAAATCCAAAAGATGTCTGTTCTTCATGTGTGCGGCTTTTATTCTAGCCTTGCTTTGTCCTTCATACTTCACCGCATGGTGATTCTTCAAAAGCTCAGCGCAAAGCCATTTTTTCCCTACCTTGAAATCCCCCAAATATCGCCCGTATTTGCCTTTCTCCCGTGTGCAGACAATTATCTCCTCTGCGCCCTCGAAGAACTGCTCAACGAATGCTTTGGCGGCAAGGCCGTATCTCTTCTCAATCTTGTCTCTGGTGCGTGATTCGGGTGTGTCAATTCCGTGTAAACGAATACGCCCACCACTACCGCGAATCCAAGTGTCCCAACCAAGGTCAACAGCAACATCTATTGTGTCTCCATCAACGACTCTAATAATCTCGCAACGATATTCATACATCAGCGTACTCGCCGCTTGATATCATATCTGTCAGCTCAAGCGCACGACCACCAACCTGCCTAGCCCACTTTGAGTCTAAAAACTCTGTTGAAGCCTCAGCATAATTACCGACTTCCATAGCAGCCAAAGCACGTTTGAACAGGCGCAAGCGCGTTGCTCCCAGATTAAAAGATATATCTACCATTGCATCCCTGCGAACGTCATCAAGGTCGTTGAACCAAGGATACTCTGCCGCGAGTTCCTTTATGACTCGCTCCACATCATTTTGCAGAAGGTAGTCCACCTCGTCATCTGACAAGCCTATTCCGCCCTCCTTGTCTATGTTGCGGCCAACGCCCACGGTAACTTTGCCTTCTGAGCATTCATAGGCGTGAGTCTCAACGCCCTCATGCCGTTTTAACATAGCCAGTAGCTTTTCCATTAGCTGCCCCTGTTATTGCTAGAGCCGAAGAAGAACGCTGAAATACCAGATATCAGCCCTCCTAGGTATCCTAAGATAATGTTAGCTAGAGCATCGTCTACCGCTTCAGCGCGAAAGGTCACAAGAAATATGTAAAATAAGAAGCCCAGCAAGCTGATTATGGCAAATATCTTAGGTGTGGGGTCTTCACCAAATATTTCTCTAAGTCTATTTTGCTTGCCTTGACTTTTTATTATAGACTTCCATCTTTTCCAGTATGTGGCAAAATGATTAAAGTCATAATACGCAGTACCTGACAATATGATTTGATTGTCTTTATCTTCTAGTTTGTTTTCATCTTTTTCTTCGATATTTATGCCTAGCTCTTTAGCTTTCTTTTCTGCGGCAAGTCGCTTAACATTCTCAATAGGGTCTGAACTTACGGCAGCAAAACCTGCAACAACCGTTTCAAAGATATCGCGAGGTATGGAAGCAAATTCATC